GCTGTAAATGAGTATGGAGCTCAATTATATAATTTTCAAATAATAAACAATTTCCATACATTACAAGGAAACACGACAGGTTCTACTTATAATAACCAATTAATTTCTCCTAATTTAGGGGGTACTGTTAATATATCAGATCAATATGGTAATGAAACATATGGTGGGGGAGGAGATTATAAAAAAGAAACAGGATCTTTAGAAGTATCAGCAGGTATTCAAAGATATGATTTATTAAGTAGTGTTTCTTCTTCTATAAGTGGTTCAGAAGCTGTTTATATAAAAAGAGTATTTCATTATCAACCAGCAGCAATTAATAGATATTTTGATCCTTATGCAGGTACAGGTACAGGAATTCAATCATTAATGCAATCGTTTGGATTTGGTAATATGTCACCAGGTGTAAATTTTATGTTAATGCCTATGTTTTTTGATGCTTTAAAAATTCAAGCAATCGAATTAAACGATATGATTAGAAAATCAGGATATCATTTTGAAGTAACTAATAATAGATATTTAAAATTATTCCCTATACCTAATAGAGATTATACTTTACATTTTGAATATGTTTTAAAATCAACAGCAAATGCACCTGTTAAAAACCCAGCAACTAATTTAATCACAGACATATCAAATGTACCTTACACTAATCCTACTTATGCTTACATAAACCAACCAGGAAGACAATGGATTAGAAGATACGCTTTAGCTTTAGCTAAAGAAATGTTAGGTGGTATTAGAGGTAAATATCAAAGCTTACCAATACCAGGTGAAACAACAACTTTGGACTATGCTAGATTATTACAGGAAGCAGCAAATGAAAAAACAGCATTAATAGAAGAATTAAAAGCATTACTTGAAGAAACTACAAGATTAAAACAACTTGAAAGACAAAATCAAGAAGCACAACAAACACAAGAAACTTTTTATAAGGTCCCTTACCCAATTTATGTAGGATAATGATAGAATTAAAAAACATATTAAATGAAGTATTAAATACTTTTGTAGTTGAATGTGATGTTTTAACGGACAGAAAATTTAATATTACAGATGTATTAGATGAGGTTAGAGCTTTACGAAAAGTAACTATTGTAAATAATATTACACCAGAAGAATATCCCCAAAAGGATAAAGTAGAATTTACAAGATTAAAAATAAAATTTGTAACTAGAGAAAATCCAAAATTGGATTTATCCCAATTTAAAGAAGACATGTTAACTTCTGATTTATCTAAAACAGATTTAAGAATACCTGGTGTAAAATCAGTAAAATTTAAAGAAGAAACTTTAAAAAGACTATAATGGCATTATTTGGAGGATCACGAGACATATCACTTTTTAACACTGTAAGTAAAGAACTTATCAATGATATTATCCAAACAGAAGTTGGATATTATAAATTTGTTCTTGAAAAAACATCTATTAATGTTTATGGTGAGTCTGATGGTAAAATGTTTTATGAACCCGTAAGAATCGCGTGTTTAATAAACAAACAAGATCAAGCTTGGTCGTCTGATGACTTTGGATCTGACATTAATCAATCCATTGATTTTAGGTTTTTAAAAGTTAGCTTAAAAGATATAAATTTAGTACCTGAAATAGGAGATATATTATTATTTAAAAATAATTTTTATGAAGTAGACTCAAGAGTTGAAAATCAATTAATATTGGGTAAAGATCCCGATTATGCTATTTCAACGGGTACTGTTGATTTTGGTAGTAGTCATTCAATAATTTTAAATACTCATTTATCAAGAGTAGAAAAATTAAACTTAATACCTTTAAGAGGTGGAAAATATCCATCTACTAATAAAATAACTGACGGAACAGCAAATTTACTAGGATAATATGGCACAAGATAATTCAAATAATTTTCAAAGACCTATTCCTTTAAGAAATAATGAAAAACTTAGGAATAATATTATTAATCCTGATATAACTGACCCAACAAAACCAAGTTTTCCAGTAGAAGGTATAGCACCTAGTAATTTACAACCACAAAAAGCTAGCTCTACTAAAAAACCTATAAATAGAGGTGAAATTACACGTAGAGACGATGATAATATAAATGATATATCTGTAAGCTTACAAGATCATGATGAAGCTATAATGTATTATTTTAATAATGTTATAAAACCATCAGTAGTTACTAATGGAAATAGGGTAAATGTACCATTAATCTATGGTTCTCCTGAAAGATGGAAAGGAGTTCAACGTGATGGGTATTATAGGGATAAAGAAGGTAAAATACAAACACCTCTTATTATGTTTAAGAGAAATAGTGTTGAAAAAAGAAGAGATCTTGGTAATAAAATGGATGCAAATAATCCTCAACTTTACTATGTATTCCAGAGCGCTTATAATAAACGAAATCAGTATGATAATTTTTCAGTATTACAAAGTAGAACTCCTAATAAAGAGTACCATGCTGTTGTAGTACCTGACTTTGTACGATTAAAATATTCGTTTATTATTTGGTGTGACTATGTATCACAAATGAATAAAATAGTAGAAGCAATAAATTATGCTTCAGATTCATATTGGGGTGATGGAGAAAGATTTAAGTTTAACGCAAGAATTGATACTTTTACTAATAGAGTAGAAGTAGCACAAGGTAGTAATAGAATGATAAAAACAGATTTTGGATTAGATCTTCAGGGGTATATAGTACCTGATGCTATGAATAAAGAATTAGCTAAAAAACCTCAAAAATTCTTTAGCAAATCTACTGTTGTATTCAATACAGAAGTAGTAACTACAACAGGTCCATCTAAAACAAGAGAAGAAATTAGAGAAGAAAGAACACACAGAACAGGAAGAGAAATAAAAACAGGATTAGGTTCAGCTACGATTGGTGAAAATAATGATATAGGATAATTTAATATACAATGGCAAAACAAAATAGAAATACATTAAAGAGTTATTTTGAAACAGGAGATATACCTACAGAGGGACAATATGGTGATTTAATTGACTCATTTGCTATATTAGATAGTGATAATACGGGTAGTCTTAATATTTTAGGCAAAATAACAGCTACTCAATTTGAAGGAGATGGTAGTCTTATAACGGGAATAACTGCTTCACAAATTAATATATCAACTACAAACTTAAGTTACTCATCAGGGTCTTTATTAGTAAGTGGTAATTTATATTATACCTCGGGATCTACTGATGTATTATTAGGTATAAGAACAACTGGTTCTATTCTTCCTGGAGATAATAATTTATGGGATATAGGTTCTCCTACAAATTCTTTTAAAGAATTTTTTATTGATAACATTAATACTAGAAATATTAATGGGGCAACTATTGATTTAACTAGTCATATAACAACCTCAGGTGATATAAGTGCAAGTGGTGATATATTAGCTGATAATTATTTGGTTGATGGGCAAATAGCACTTAGTACCGATGATGCTACTTTGACAGGTCATTTATTTGTAAATAATAATACTACTCAAATAGAAATAGGAAAAAGTAATGTAAATACATCAACAGTAATAGAGGGAAATATAACAGCCTCAAATCATATAAGTGCAAGTGGTAATATATTTGCAAATACTTTTACAGGTATATTTAATGGTGCATTAAGTAGTTCAAACCAAATTGCTTCAAACATTTCAGGTGCATTTACAAGTACAAGCGCTTCAATAAGCACAAGATTAGAAACAGCAGAATCAGAATTAGGAAACACATTAATAAGTTCTTCAAACCAAATAGCTGCAGACATATCAGGTTCATGGCAATCAAATTATTTTAATACTTTATCTAGACCAACAATTTCAGGTTCGTGGCAATCACAATATTTTAATACTTTATCTGCAGCAACAATTTCGGGCTCATTTACATCACAAGGTTTTGCCAATTTATCAGCAGCATCAATTTCAGGCTCATTTTTATTAAATACTACTGATACTTTAGATGGAAGTTTAAATGTAACTCAAAATATTACAGCAAGTAATATAAGTGCTAGTGGAAATTTAATAGCAAATAAACTAATAATGGACGGTGGTGGTACCACTACACCATCAAT